ATCTTCAGCAGCTGACCGGCTCACGTTGCCGCGTTTGGTCGCGTTACCATTGATGGTGAAACGAACTCGCGTGGAATTGAATCCATGTGAAGAGCCATACAGCGTCTGCGTCGGAGTACCATAATTGTCGGTGCCGGTCAACAAAGTCCCTTCGGTGTACCGCACCATAGAACTATCGTACGGTGGGATGTAAAACCGGTCCGACGACTCAGGTCGCACGGTGCCGACAATGGACCACTCTTCTCCAGAGTACTTGCCCGTGTCGTCAAACGACGTGGTATCGACCTTCATGCTGAGAGTCAACTCCTGCAAATCAGCAGGATTGGCAACATTCAAAACAACACCCCCACGTGCATATGCATACATACTCCCAACATAAGAATAAAAATCAAAAAGCCCATTGTACGATGAATCAGGCTGACCAAACGCAGAATCCTTGATCGTGTCAACTGAAAAGACGTAACGCAAACTAGCGTTATTGGTCGTAACAGCGTCATACCAGACAAGTTTCATGCGCATCGCAACCTGCTTCATTGAACGCACACATTCTCCCACACATAATTCAGCCATAGATTTGTCAGCAGAAGGAATTGAAGAAGAGCCGATAGGTTTGGCCACTATAACAGTGTCGCCAACTTCCAAGCCAGATTCGTAAGTAGCTCCCAAAAGAGTGGCGGGTGTCGGTGTGCCAGCTTGAACGTTGTAATTGTTGAAACTGACCGATGTCGACCCCACCTCTGGGGAGTAAGGATAAAATCTGGGCTGGGTAGGTCCGGCAAACTCAAAATCTTCTTCGCACTTGAACTTCACAGCTACGCTGATGTTTTCAGGTACGTTGGCCGAATTAACGACCAGCTGATTCAAAACAAAAACATGAACATAACCATAAGGTTTCTCAACATTAATATACGGAGTAAACGCAGTAAAAGGAAAAGTGAAGCTGAAAGTCGAACCCTTTCTTATATCAACAATATCCTTGTGACAATTTATTGCGTCGGCAATGGTGTTAACACGGGATGCAGGCAGGGTACGACCCAAATCGTCTGCAACAATTGGCTCAAAAACA